GGCGGTGTTCACCTCATCAGCGTAGTCCACCCAAGGCAGCTTGCCATGCTTGGTCCAGGTGCGGGCATTATAGCCGGGCTTTGCGCCCATGTTGGCCACAGCGGTGATCTGCACCTTGTTCTCCCACTTGGGGGTGCACTCCACCGCCAGACCGTCACCAATGTAGATGCCGATGTGGCCGGAGCACCAGACCGCCTCACCCAGCGTGATGCTGGAGAAATCGGTGGTCACGCCGGTGCACACCTTGATGGTCTGGTCAGCGCCGATGTCCTGCACGCCGTTGGAGGCGTACTTTGCGCCGCCGTAGGTTGCGCTGGGGTTGCCGCTCCAGCCCCACAGGATGCCCTTGATAAGACACACACAGTCAAAGCCGTACACAGGGGGGCTCTGATTGGCGGCGGCCTTAATCATGGCCGTGCGGTCAGCAGCTTTGTTGTAGGTATGATTGGAACAGTAGCGGGTGACATTTCCGCCGGTCAGCGGCGCACCAAAACAGCCCATCACATACAGGGTCTTGTGATTTTTTGCAATGTCCACGGCCTTGTCAACCAAGGCCCGTGCTTTCATTTTTGCCATTTGGGTCCTCCTTAGTCTTTGAGTACAATTTCCGCAATGCGGAGGGCGGTGTCCGCCCCGTATTTATCCGCAAAACGGTTGATGAAACGCTGGGCGTATTTGGCCCGGTTTTCGTTTTTGGATTTCCAGTAGTAAAAACCGCCCCACGCCCCGTCCGTCACAAAGGATGTACCGGCCAGCACAGCTATGGCGTTGACATCGTGATCTGTCAGCGTGCCAATAATGGTGACCAGGCAAAGCAGGACGGAGAGGCAGATGTGCAGCACAAGCATTTTCTTGGAAAACTCCATCCTGCTCACCCTCCTCAATACAAGGCGTGGACACCCTGCTCCGTCAAAAAGTCTTTCTGCTCATGCTTGACTTTGCGGGCGTATTCCAGGGCGGCCTCCATCTCACCGTTGCAGTGGCCATTTTTCAACGCCTCTGCTGTGGCCTCACCCAGTGCAATGGCTGCGCCGGTGCTGCGGATAATCAGCACCTCATTTTTCTCACGGGCTCTCTCCCTGGCCTCTTGGGCCTCCTCACGCTTAATGATGCGCCGCTGGAGTTTCCAGGAGCAGAAAGCCGTGATTGCAGTGGGGATGCCCAGCAGGGTGATGAGCCCTGCAAGGGTAATTTCTATCACCATGTGTTTTGATCTCCTTTACACGCATAGATGCACAGAGGGCGCACCGCATAAAGCCGTGCGCCCTCTATGTTTTGGTGGTGTTAGACCTCCACCTCAAGGTCTGCCAGGATTTCCACCACCTGGGGTCTGATAAGAGCCGGCACCTGGTCCAGCGTCTTGCGGCCCTTGATGATAAGGGTAGCGTAAACAACAGCCATGACCTCTACCTCCTTTCTCAACAGGATTTTGAGCACCCACTCCTTGAGCTTACACATTGGCACGCTCCTCCAGGATGGCCTCAACCTCCGGGCGGAGGCTGGCGGGTACATCATCAATGGTCTTGAGCCCCTTTTCGATGAGATCAGCATATACCTTGGCCATTATGCGTCACCTCCCACCAGGAGCTCATATACATCACAGAGAGCAAGCTGCGTGTCCGTCAACTGCTCCTCTGTGGCCTGGAGCCTATTCTGCAAAGCGGCGTTTTCCTCCGCTTGCGCCAGGATGTACTCATCCTTGGTGTACTGGACCATGTTAAACTCATAGCCCACAAACTCCATGTCAGTGCCCTCATTTTCGGTGACAGGGGTGATGTTGGTGTGTTTCCACACACTCAGCTCATCCGTCACCATAGGCTGGGGGCAGACCGTGCTCCTCACTCGTCCATGGTCGATCATGTCACAATACCTGCCTTTCCTTTTACATGTTGGATGTAAAATTGCTCCGCATACGGTTGTATGGGAGCAATGTACTTTTGGGCCAGCCGGTAGCCGTCGCACCAGATCAGCCAGCCCTTGTATGAATTGATGGCGCACCACTCTGAAAAGGTCATCTCAATATGCTGCCGGATTTTCCGGGCAATGTTCAGCATCTTGCGCTTGAATTGCTGGCAGGTGGATTTCCTCAGCAGAGTGTAGTCTTGAAAAAACCGATAACCAACAAAGTCAAGGCCCCGGACAAAGGTGGGGAACACCTGCCAGTTGGCTTTGATGGTGAGGTGGAGCTCCCGCTCCAGATAGTCACGGACCTCCAGGAAAATGGCATGCAGGTCCTCCTTGTTATCGGCAAAGATGCAGATGTCATCCATGTAGCGGAAATAGTGCTTGACCCTCTTGACCTCCTTTATCCAGTGGTCAAAAGAGGACAGATAGAAATTGCCCGCATACTGTGAGAAGTAATTGCCAATAGGGATGCCCACATTGCCCGGCGTGCTGTCAATGATCTCATCCAGCAGCCAGAGCAGGTCCGGGTCTTTGAACAGGCGGCGCAGCTTTTGCTTGAGCACCGTGTGGTCAATGGATGGGTAGTATTTGCTCACATCCAGCTTGAGGCAATACTGCATGCCCTTGGGGTCCTTTTTGATGGCCGCATGGATATGCTTTACCGCCTGGTGGATGCCTCTGCCGGGTATGGCAGAATAGGTGCAGGACATGAGCTGCTTGAGGAGGTAGGGCTCTATGATCTGGATGAGAGCCCACTGACAAATGCGGTCCGGGTAGTACGGCAGCTTGTATATCTGCCGGTCCTTGCGGCCCTCACGCCGCATGAATACGATGTATTCAGAGGTGTCATAGGTTTTGTTGAGCAGCATGTTGCGGAGAGCCGTGAGGTATTCCTCCTCATGCTCAGATACCTCCTTGATCTCCGCATACCATGACTTGCCCTTTCTTGCATTTTTGTGAGCCAGTCGCAGATTTTCCATAGAGCAGACCTGCTCAAAAAGATGCCCGTATCTTTTCATGGGGTTATGTCCTTTCGGTGTATGCAACTTCCTGGGCTTTCGAGCGTTGCCGCCTACCAGCACAGGTCATTTGTTGTGGTGTTTTGCCAAGAGGCAGGGCAAGTGCGTCCACGGTAATAATATCTTTATCATTTTGCATGCACTGGGTGGCCGCCGATGTTCCGATTGCGATTAGCAGGAGTGTTGTTCACATTCCAGTTGAAAGGACCCGCATTGCTGCCATTGTTCCAATTCCCGCCAAGTAGAGCAACAGCAAAGGAGCAAAGCCGCAAAGCTGCAATTTGGTTTTAATCGGCGCACACTTGCCCAAAATATTCAATTAGTTGTTAGGCCTGGGGGATATACACCGGGCGGCCGCCGAAGTCCCGACCGCGAGCAGCAGGAGTGTGGTACACAGCCCAGTAGAAAGGACCCGCAGCGCTGCCATCGATCCAATACCCGCCAAGTAGAGCAACCATCACATCTGCATAGGTGTAATTCTGATAGAAATAATCACCCACAGGGACGGAGCTGTTGCCCGCCACCTCAGTGGTCACAAACAGCCAGTCAAAGGGCTCATTGTAACCAAAGGCGGAGATGTAACCGTTGGCCTTGGCCAGAGTGAGGCCGGTGTCCATGTAGTGGCCATCCATCTTGCGGTCCGCAAAATCATGGTCAGCCACATAGAGCTTGTGGATGCCGTTGGCGTTGATGTTCATACCATCCACCCAGCCCCAGATGTTGCCCCAGAGGTTTTCCTCACCACGATAGGTGACAAACTGGATGCCGTTGGTGTTGACAGCAGTGCCGGAGGCGTTGCCAAGGTTGGTGGTCGCACCAGAGGGCTCCGCCATGTTGCTGGCTCCGTCATCGGCCTTGTTGACAGCGCCGGAGCCAATGGCGGTCTGCATGTTCAGAGTGGCATACTCAATGAGCATGAGCATCTGGGTGGCAGAGGCCGTGGCACAATACATCTGCTCCCAACCAGCGCCACGGTTGTGGGCCAAGGCTCTGGTGTTGGCACGGGTCAAATTCTGGGTCAAGCCGGAGATGGGCTTGGCGTTGGCGATACTGGCCAGCATATCAGCGGAGAAGTCTGCCACCTGGTTGTCATTGAGGATGTAGGCACCGGCAGAGGTGTCATACAGGGAGGCCTCATAGGCGGACAGGTAAATCTTGTCCTTTTCCACGCCATTCACGATGAAAGCGGGGTGCAGCTTAAAGCCGGTGTGGGGAGTATCGCTGACATAATAGCGGGCCTTTCTCATGTGCCAGCCATCGCCGTCTGCGATCTTTTCAACCTCCAGAGGCACCACCTTGTAGTAGAAACGGGGCTGCTCCACCATGACCTGCACGATGGTGCCCGCATTGTAGGTGACTGCGGCCTCACCCTCACCCAGAGTGACGGCCATGGTCAGCTTGCCGGTTTCAGAGTAGCCCACATCACCGTGGTAGGCCACCACCACACCATCATTGGTGAGGTTGCAGCGCTTACGGCCACCAAAGGCCTTGACCGCATCAAAGGCGGCACCGGCGGTCTTGCCCACGGCACCGGCCAGACGGGTGAAAGCCTTGTTTTTGAGGTCTACCTCAACACCAAAGATGGTGTCATCCGTGTAGCCAATAAAGGCTTGCAGATCAGAGATTTGCTCCTGCAAGCTCTGGATGTCCGCAATGGTTGCGGTGGCCGCAGGATTGACCACCAGGCTCACATTGTCCGCATTGGACACGCTGGTGGTCAGATTGATATAAATGCCGGAAACGGTCACGCCGTTATAGGCCGGGACATAGCCCGCCACAGCAGCGCCGGAAACACCATAGAGGATTTCTCCCAGGTCGGGGTCCACGGCGTACAGGCCGATGGAGTTGAGGGTGTAGCCCTCCGTGATCTTGGTGTTGTCAATGGCCGCCTCAATCTTGACGGCGGCGGTGCTGAGTTTGGTGACACGGGATACCTCCACCGTCTGCTTGACGGAGCCCAGGGCGGTCAAGGCGGGGATGTTACCGTCAGCGTAGCTCTGAGAGCTCAGAGCCACCTTGGTGAACGCCACGCCGGAGGAGCCCGCAATAATCTTGGAGATGAGATTGCGGCCCCGGTCAGTCAAAATCATTGTTCTAAACTGTGCCATTTTGAAAACTTCCTTTCTTAGTCAGTGATCTCAATGTGGTCCGCCATAACAAGCCCAGCCGCCAGCACTGCGGGCATCTCCAGAGAGATGTTTTGGTTGCCGCTGTCAGATATGTAGAGGCAGTCACACAGCACCAGGCCAGTGGCCACATTGTGCGGGCTGTCCACATTGCAGTTGATGGTGTTTTGAGAGTTGACCAAAATGTTGGAGGGGATGATGCCCTGCTCCAACAGGTTTTTGATGCTCTCCACCTGGCCATCCTTGTCCCACTGGGTGAGGATGTCAAGCGTGTAGCCATCCCGGACTTTAGCCTCATAAGGCAGACCCTCCGCAACAGCAGCAAGCCACTGCCGGAGCCAGATGATGGTGTACGGCAATTCCAAGTTCCACATGGACTTGATGCGGACCTTTCTGGCCTCCAGCGTGTCAGTGCCCTTGGGGCGGATGCGGAGCTCCTGCTCCCAGACGGACACACCGGCGCTGTCTGCGGTGTCCAAAAACTGATTGGCCATGAGCCGGTCCAGAGCGTCCCACGCTGCGGAGATTTCCGGCTCATTGGCCATGTTAATTGCTTGAAACTCCAGCACCTCTCTGAGCACGGGCGGGAGATAATTGAGGAGCTGCCTATCCATTGACAGCCCCCCTCACAGGGATGCTGTCTGCATCCAGAGCAAGGTTTTGGGCCGCCCCGTTGATCTTGGTGTTGGAGATGTCATTGACCACAGCGGAACACTCAGCCAAAATGCGGCTCTCAATCTGAGAGATACGCACCGTCAAGTGATCTGTGGTGGCCCAGCTCTCCGCCAGCTCTGCAAAGTAGCCATCAATGGTGGCCTCCACATAGCTCTTGGCGGCCTCCCAATCCCAGCCCGCCTCATAAGAGAGGGTAAAGGAGAGGTTGACCGTTTCAGCATTTACGCCCACCACACTGACAACATGGCCAATGGGTGCCAAGCCAAGGCCCTCCCCGGAGTTTTGGGTGGGGTCAACGGTGGTCTGGATTTCATCCAGCAGCGTGTCAGACGGCACCGCATTGTTGGATGCCAGGATAACAAGCCGCACGGTGCCGCCAACAGTGAGTTTGCGGTTGAGGGCGGCTGTGTATATGGCCGTCAGCCAAGCGGCCACAGGGGCGCTCAGAGAGCCCACAGCGGCCTCATACCATGCAGTGACCTCATCATTGGGGATGAGGCTTGCCGGGGAAATATCCCCATTCCAGACGGGATGCACCTTGACTGCGCCAACACCTGCGATGGCCCGCACCTTTTCGGTATAGTCAACCTGGTTGCCGCCAAAAGCCTGGGACTGGAAACTGTCAAGCACACGCTGGCGGAAAATCTCAGTGTCCTCCGGGTCATCTCCGGGGATAAGCAGCTCCACCAGCTCTGCCAGCGTCAAGCCGTCCACATACTCCACAGGGATGAGCAGACCGGCATAGTTGTTGGCGGCAGCGCCTACCGTTTCACAGGTGACCATGTGGCTGAGGCGGTCCGCTGTGTCGGTGTCATGGGTTGTGCGTCCAGTCACCACAAAGTTGAGATCATCACAGGAGAAACGGGTCCCCTCCGGCACCTCAATGTTGAACACCGCCCGGAACACAGCAGCGGTGGCCGGGTAGGGGCTCATGTTGCGGTCACTGGCCCGCTGGATAAGATACTCACGGGGAGCCGTGAGCAGATATGTGGCCTGGAAAACGAAGTCAAGCCCAATGTAAAGCTGGGCCAGCTCCGCCATGGACGGGGCCACGCCATTCATAACCATGGAGCCCTCCCGCTTGTCGATGGTGGGGGACACCCTGGCCAGAGCGCTTTGCAAAAGCGCCTCATAGGTCATGTTTTCATACATGGTTAAATCTCAACCTCCTTTGTGACCTCCACCTCACCATAAATGGTGTAAACGGTGAAATGCGCCAGGACCCATTTTTTGCCCGTTTCAAAGCTCCAATCATCCACAGCAGTGATGCGGTCATCCTGCATCAAAGCCTCCGTGATGCGGCGCTTTGCCTCACTCATGGCGTAATCTTTGGGCTGGCCTATCAGATCAGCAAGCTCCACGCCATAGTTGTGGGAATAGATGGGGTACACATAGCGCTCCACATTCAAGATGAGATATACCGCCTGGATGAGCGCATCCTGGTTGTCAGTCATGCCGCTCACCCTGTTGCGGTCAATGTCCAGCTTGTGGGTATAGCTGGGCTGCTCCTCCATCGTGAAGTTGATGAGGTCAATGTTTTCTCCAGTTGTCGGTAAAGTAGCCATTAGCTCAACGCCTCCCATCTGTCCAGGACAATGAATTTTTGCCCGCCGTCACAGCGGAGCAGGATGACCTTTTCCCCGGTCTTGAGGCCAAGGTGCACCTTAAACTTTTTGCGGCCAGTGTAGCCGTGCCGGTGGGATGCAAAGGAGGCATCCCCGGAGCCGCCGCTGGCCGCATCGGTTGTGTGGTCCACGGTCATCTCAACAGAGAAATCCCGCACATTGTTGGTGAGGATGAGCTGGGCAGCCGTCAAGGTTTTTTTCTGGTCCACCATGATCTTGAGCGGAGAGGCGGAGGTCACGGTGCCAAAGCAGACACTCATGGGATTGCCCGCCAGGACGGCCTCCACAGCCGCCCGCTTTACCAAACGGACCAGCTCATTGGCATCAAGTGACAAATGTACCACCTCGCATCTTGAGCTCCATGAGGTGCTGCCCATCCTTGAAAGAGTGTTTTACCTGCTCCACCATGAGAAAATTGGACACATTGATGTCACCCAGACCAAGCATGACCACCAGCAGGGTGCCCGCCCTTACCCGGACATCACCAAGGACATCTTGCAGCTTGAGCGTGCGGGTCTTGGTGTTGTAGAGGCTGAGGAGGGCATCCGCCATGGCCTTGGCATTGGTGGCGTTGTCCAGTTTCTCATAGTATTGCAGCACACCCCACTGGTTGATGCTGGAGCCGTCCTGTGCAATGTAGATTTCACGCACGCCGGTGTCCTTGTTCTCATAGGCCAGCTTGATCTTGTCATAGGTCTGGGATGCAATGGAGCTTTTATAGTCATAATCACCGGCGGTGTCCTCATCAATGAGTAGGCCCAATTTCATGCTGCCAATGTTCTTGAGGGTCAGCTTGCCAACTGCATCATAGAGCACATACATCTGCTTGGTGGCCTTGAGGGTTTCATCCAAAGCATTTTGGATGATGTCAAAGAGGGTTTGGTTGTCCTCCACCCGGCTGGCGATCTTGTAGCCGGTGTCCTCCAGACCACCAACATTGAGCTGGAAGTCCTCCGCAATCATGCGGATAACCTCCGCCGCCGTCTTGTTGGAATACACATAGGTGTCCTTGTTTTTGAGATAGTAGAGCTGGTCATACACCGTGCACTTGATGACATTCGGGTTGCTGCCCTTGCGGGATTTCTCAAAAACAAAGCCATAAAACATGGGGGTGCCGTCCACGGAAAAGCGGCAGGGGTCCCCCTCTTGAAAGCTGAGGCCGTCCGTCTTGACCACCTCAAAGGTGAGCTTGCCGGGCTGGCCCTGGCGTTCCCATTCGATGGTCACACCCTCAACCACCGGCGGGTACATGATCTTGGTCCCGTGTTGTATCAGCAGCTCATAACTCATGGGATGGTGAACACCTGCCCCACATAGATGAGGTTGGGATTTTTGATCTTGTCCTTGTTGGCGTTGTAGATTTTGGTGTACTGGGCACCGTTGCCATAATACTTTTTGGCAATGCCCCAGAGGGTGTCACCTCTCACAACGGTGTGGGTCTTGGCCTTGGGTGCCGTGGGTTTATCCCGCTCCTGTTCCACGGTCACTGTCTTGGGCTTGGTCTGCTCCTTGGGCTGTTCAACCACCACAGTCTTGGTGCCGTAGCTCCGCCACTGCTTGAGGTTGACATCCACCCGGACATCCAGGCCATCTTTGGCATCCTCCACAATGTTGTAGTCCTCCACACTCACCTGCATGTTGGTGTCATACAGGGTCCGGCCATTGGGTGCCACACGCACAAGGATGAAACGGGTGGTTTCCTTGGAGGTTTTCAACTTCTCAAGGATGCCCAGGTAATAGTCCGGGGACCGGCTGCCGCCAAGCATGGGGAGCGTCAGCGGCAGCACGATCTCAGACAGACCGGGTGAGCGGAGGAAATTGATCTCACCCTCATTGAGCAGGATGAGTGTTTTGTTTTTGTTCTTGATCTTGACGGTGAGCTTGGCCGGGATAGGCACCTCCACACCGCCTAAATAACAGGTGTAACTCATTCATGCACCCCCTCAGCGGCAGTCACCAGCGCCTCTGCAAAGCCGTCTGTGAGCGTAGTGAGCACGCCGTCCAGATCAGCGTTGCCGTCAATGCGGTTGGTCATGCCCGTCATGTCAATCTTGACCTCTGCGGTGGTGAAACGGTTGACCGCCTCACGCTCTGCGATGTCCCGCAGATACTCAAGCTGCTCAGAGCTAACCTCCAGAGCATCCGCCATGCCGCCGGTGCTGTCAGCGATGCTGCCAGTATCAGAGGCGATCTGGTCAAGGGCAAAGGCCCCGGTGTCCGCTCCAGCGGCTCCCAGATCAAAGTCAAACATGTTGCCCACTTTGTCAGCCACACCATCACCCCAGGAGGCACCCGCCTGGAAAGCGTCACTTGCCCACCCATCGGTGAAAGTGTCAAAGGTATTAAAGCCCTTACTGAAAGCATCACCCACGCTGGTGTACTCCTCAGTGCTGCCGTAGGCCTCAGCAGACTTGGCGGCATACTCATCCGCCTTGGCGGAGATGCCGGAGTAATCAAACTCAACAAAAGGCAGCTTGTTCAAAGCTGCACAGATGCCCTCCACAACGGTCAAGGCCGTGGCCAGGAGGCCATAAAACCAACCTTGCACATTGGCAATGACATTGTGGAAAGCGGTGCCGATATTGGAGCACACGGCTCCCAGAGCGTTCCAGATGCCCAGCGCCACATTGGCCACCACCAGAGCAGCATTTTTCACCGCTTGGATGGCCACATTGATGCCGCCAGTAATGACACCAAAGAAACTGGAGGCCACGCCTGTGGTCTTTGCAATCCAGTTGCAGACGGCAATGATTGCGGCAATGAGTGCAATGACCGCCAAGATAATCCAGGTAATGGGACAGGCCAGCAAAGCGGCATTGAGGCCAACCTGTGCGCCGGTGGCCGTGGTTGTAGCCGCTGCCTCCGCAAGGGTTGCGCCGGTCTTTAAGGCAGAGCGGGCAGCGGATAAAGCCGCCAGACCGTTGTGGATGCCCTCAGCAATGTTGACGGCCAGCAGCGCCCCGTGGTAGGCCAGCATGGCGGTGACAACGCCGCCAATGATGGGACCCAACCAGCTCCAATTTTCAACCATAAAGGAGCCAACGGCCACAACAAGGTCCAAGCAGCCGCTCAGAACGGCGGCCAGTGTACCAAAAGCGGTGATGGCTCCGTTGGCCAAGGTGTTGAAATCGTCACTATTGGCAATCTGATTGATTTTTGTGAGGATGGGGTTGAGCACAGCAAGCGCCTGGTTTTGCATGTTGGTCCACACCTGGGCCCAGGTCATGGGCATGCTTTCAAACTTGGAATTGGTGCCCTCAATCAAGTTGCCCATTTCATCATAGGTGTCCTCTGCGGCAGCAAAGAGGGCGTTCTTGACCACCTCAGCGGTGATCTTGCCCTCCTCCGCATATTTCTTGATAGAGCCCTCCGCCACGCCCATGTAGCTCTCAATGGCTCTGGCAATGCCGGGGGCGTTCTCAAGGATGGAGTTTAACTCCTCACCCCTCAGAGCACCGGCGGCCATGGCCTGGGTGAGCTGGAGCATTGCGGCGGACTGCCCCTGTGCGGTAGCACCGCCAATGACAAACTGCTTATTGACCTGCTCCATGAAAGCAATGAGCTCATCATTGCCGGAGAAAGCATTGCCAGCATTTGCGCCCATGCTTGCGATGGCGCTGGCCGTGTCCAGATAGTTGGCTCTGGAGCGCTGAGCGGAGGCCATGATCTTGTTTTCCAGATCAGTGACGCTGCCGCCGTCATCCACCATCAAACTGAGGCGGGCGGTGGTGCTGGTCATCTGGTCAGACAGCCCAACCAGTTGCTTAATACCGGCAGCAACACCAAGCGTGGCCACAATGTTTTTGACCTTGCCCAGCAAATCTCCTGCTGCTGCGCTGCCAGTGCGGAGGCCATGGTTTAGCTTTTCCTCTTGTTCCGCAGCTCTGCGGTAGCCCTCCGCCATTTCTGTGATTTCGGCATTGGCTCCCACAAGCGCAGACCGTGCTTGTGCAATTTCTGCGGCATCCACAGCACGCCCAGAGGCCCGCTGGACCTGCTCAAAAGCATTGAGGGTGGTGTCTAATGCACTTGTGATTTTTCTGAGTACGGAGCTCATGCCGTCATTGAGCACCATCTGCGATCTGATACTTGCCATGGTTTCACCACCTTTTTAGGGAAAAACTCCCGCCCCGTATCAGAGGGCGGGAGCTATCACTTTTTGGATTTTGCTTTGCTTTCCAATTCCGCCTTTTTCTTGCGCTCCGCCTCACAGCGGGTGTCAATAGAGGCGATCACAAAAGCACGCTCATTGATTGGCAAGGCCAAAAACTTGGACGGCTCCCACCCAAACTTTTGCAGACAGAAATGTGCATAGTTTGCGTATGGGTCACCGTCCTTTATCAGTTTTTTGCCTCATCAACCAGCTCACCCTCCGTCTTAAAGCCGTTGACCTGGAAACACTCCGTCACATAGTCATCAAACTCACCGGCAGTGAGCAGCTTGCCCAGCAGCTCATGGGGGGTCATAACGCCCCAATCGTTCTGGAGGTCGGCGCTGTTCAAGTCGGGGAACACAGTGCACCGGGCCGCAACTTTGGCCTGGAAAGTGTGAGTGTCAAGCTGCTGGGTAAACTGGTTTTTCTTGCCCGGCACCTGCACCTGCTTGATGCAAGCGCTGCGGATGCGGGAATACTCATCAGCCGTGATGCAGCAGATTTCCCACTCAATGGGCTTGCCGTCCTCCCCCGTGATACGGGTGGAGGCGGCATAGCGCACATTTTCAACGGTTTTGACATTGGAACGCATAAAAGCGGACAGGTTGCTCATAGATGATTTCCTCCTTTAGTTGGTGCCGCCCTTACATATAGGCGGGGTTGGTGTGCTTTTCGGGTCTGGTGATGCTGTCACAGTAGCCCTCAATGGTCTGCTCAACAAATTCACCCTCTGCGTTGAACATGGACAGCAGCACATCACCGTCCAGCACACAGCCGTTGTAAATCTTGGTGCTGCGGCCCACAGAGGTGGCAGGGTCATCATTGGAGGTCTGGATGTCAAAGGTGGGCATCACGCCAGTCTTGATAAACTCATCAATGACCTCATCAAAGATTTCCGTGCACTTGTAGATGGTCATGGAGAAAGCCAGGGCCACGGTCTGGGGCTTGTGGCCCACAACGGGGTTGCCCAGACGGTAAACCTCCTTGGTGGTGAGGGAGGCCTTGCCCTCAAACTCCTTGGCCATCAGCATGGAGTAGCGGGTGCCTTTCAGCGTCACAAAGCACTCAGCAAAGTTGGCGCTCACGGCATCCTGGGTGTTCATGGTAGGATTAGACATGTTTCTCCCTCCCTTACTGGATAATAACGCTCATGTAGAGCTGGCCCATGGCATTGACAATGTTGAGGCCGTCCATGTTGCAGACAACGGCCTTTTTGGTGTCGCCCTGGGTGCAGGTCACGGTGTTCTCATCGAAGTCCTCAACGGCACGGATTTTCTCAAGCTCCTGGATGAGCTTGACAATATCATTCCACAGAGAGGAACGGCCAGAGGCATCATTGGGAACGGTGCCCACATAGCGGGTGTTGAACAGGACAGCCACATCATTGGCGATCTGGTCACACACACGCATGGTCTGGTTGCTCTGGAACACAGCACCCTTGGTGTCACTCAGAGTGAGCAGGGTGTTGATGTCATCCAGGACACGGGTGACACCGTTGACATTGTGGAACATGAATTTGCCAGCCTTGATGGCGGCCTCAAGCTCCACCTGGGTGTAGTCGGTGTCAACGATCAGCTCACCATCATACTTGCTGTTGGTGAGGGACTTGTTGACAGCAACGCCAGCATGGGCACCTGCGGCCCAGTACACAATGGCGTGCTCCTCAACACCGGCAATGGTGGCGTGGGTGGAGGTGTTCCACACACCAATCACGCCCTCATAGTCAGCATTGGGCTGCCATGCCACCAACTGGAATTTAGCGCCCAGCTCATCACGCAGACGCTTGGTGTAGGCAGCATAGAGCTGCACCGTGGTAGCATCTGCCACAGGGCAGCACAGGGTGTTGAAAGCATAGGCCTCCACGGCATCCAGGAAAGCCTGGTGTGCATCGCCGGTGATCTCCGCAACATCGGAGCCGCCGGTCAGAGGAGTGCCCGCAGTAGCCTCCAGAGCTGCGTCACTCTTAAAGGCCACAAAGTCATTGGCCACCAGATCAGCAGCCGTGCTGACGGTCTGAGTGTCCACACAGATGCCGTCCAGATAGGTGCTGACATCCAGCATGCCATCATTGTCCACATTAGCGGCCACCTTGATGGTCAGGTCATTGCCACGCACACCGGGGTGCTTTGCAGTAGCCAGCGCACAAGCAGCTTTGACAGCACCAGTGCCCAGGCGGTAGCAGTAGACGGTGGTGGCGTGCAGGAAAATCTCACGCAGGGGCAGCATCTTGGGGTGGTCATAGGCATAGCCAAAGATGACCTTGCTGTTTTTCTGAAAATCGCCGGAGGTGACAGCAAAAACCTCACCCTCCGGGCCCCAGCTCAGAGCAAAGGGTGCAGCCGCATAGCCTCTGTTGGACAGAGTAGCGGATGCCTTTGCCACGCTGGTGAAATTGACATAAGTGCCCGGCAAAACCTTGTTCTGGGTCAGCCAGGTGCCTCCGCCAAGAGCCATATTATTTCACCTTACCTTTCATGTACTTGTTAATCAGCGCATCCACCTCATCCAAGGTGTAGGCCTTGCCATCGTCCAGCAGGGCGCTGATAATGTCCCGCTGGTTGGCATATTTCTTGGAGGCGGTCAACTGTGCCTTGGTGTAGGTAGCCGCCGCCTGTTCCGCTTTGGTTTCAGTCTTAGCCATAGCCTTTTAGCCCTCCTGTTCGATGTGCAGAGTTTCCATGAGGTCATGCGTCTGCACAATAAAGATGCTGTGATCATACCGCAGGAAAACATGCAGCACACCATCATCCACCTGCCAATCCGTAGATGTGGCGTGGATGGTGTCACCCTGTGGAGTTTTGATACTACCCAGCAGTTGGGTGAGCTGGTCTGCTTTGTCATAGCAATCTGCCGCACCGCTTACCGGGTAATATATAACATCCACAAAGGGGCTGCGCTTGTAACGCTGGCCCACCTCTTTGGTGTGTTCAGCTCTGGGGATGACCACATTAAAGTCACCAGGGGAAAGTCCCTGTTTTACGCTCCCGCCATGCACTTTGCTGGCAGGAAAAGCGGCGTGCAGCGCAAGGCTCACGCCGTCAAAAATGGAGTTGAAATTGATCTCTGCCATGGGGGTCCTCCTATCTCTTAGGCCCAGCCCTTGAAAAGAACAAGCTGGATTTCCTTGTGGGCCGTATAGACCGCAGGTTTTCCGCTCCGCTCATAATCGCAGGTCACGCCATCCTGTGTGACAGTAATTTTTGACCCTGCCGGGATGTCCACAGCAGGGTCAATATACAGTGTTACAGTCTGGGCCACCTGGGCGGCCTCATCCACAGGCTCCGTGTTTTCAACGGTTTTGAAAGAGATGCGGCATGGCACATCACTGACGGTCACACGCTCCTTGGGCTCCGTGCGGCCATTGGCGGGGTTGAGCTCCCCATCCAGCACGGTGACCGTTGCCCGGCCATCCCAGAGGCTCTGGATGGCCTTTTTGTAGGCGGGGGAAATTACCACCGCAGCCTCCTAAAAGCGGCCAGGATGCTCTCAGAGGGGTGGATGAGCCTGTCCAGCATGGCATCAAAGCGTGCCTCTGCTGTGCTGGCACCATCACTGGCTCCAGCAAAGGTGACAGACACATCACCCTCCGTGATGCTCTTGGCCGGTGCAGAGAAGTCAAAGCCCTCCACACCGTCCAGTTGCCCGGCGGCTTTCTTATCAAAGAGGAATTGACCGGCCACTTTATCAGCGTGCACATAGAAAAGCCCCTTGGGCATCTCCTTGTGGTTAATCTCAAGGAGGATTTCCTGCTCACATTGGCTGATTAAAAGCTCAAGGCCGGTTTTGTCAGCATCCGTGACGGTGTAGCCCAGCATGGCCAGCCGGGTCACAGCGGCCTCATATACGGTCATGGCCGCTCACCTTAGCCCTTGGACTGGATGCGGCAGATGGGGATGGCCTTGTGGGTGATATAGGAGCGCTGGGCCTCCTCAGTTTCACCAGAGTGGACCAGAGCCCAGTTGGCACCGTTCTCCAGCTCCTCATTGGTGGGAGAGAGGCTGGCCTGGCTGGTCTTTTCGTAGGAGATACCGAAAGGCGCAAAGCACTTGCGCTGGCGGGTGTAGAGAGTGTCCTGGCCGCCGTTGGTCTTGGGGTCACGGGCCATCTCATGGGGCACCTTGGCACCGATGTCCTCAAAGTTGATGGAGCCCTCACCCAGCACATAAGTGGTATAGATGGGCTCATCACCGGAGGTATCAACAGGCATGCTGTCATCCACAATGACAAGCTTGCCATTCCAGGAGTGCAGGGTCAGATCACGGGTGACACCCTTTTCATCGGTGTACTTGAGGTTGGTGAGCAGGTTGAGGTTTTCCAGATTGGTGGCCACATCAGAGTGCAGGAACACCATGGCAAACTTTTTCTTGCGATCACCACAAGCCTTGGAGGTGGCGCTGTTCAGAGTGGTGCCCTCCATGGGGCCGTCCACAACCAAAGTGTGCTTTTCAACAAACTCAGCGTTCTTGCCGCCGGTCATGGAGAAAACACCCTTGAGGATGGCCAGCAGAGTGTCCTGGTCAATGTCCTCCCAGTATTCGGCAACCTGGGCAGCAACATTGTCCATGAAGTCAACGCCGCCGGTGATGTCATGGGAGAAGTCACGCTCCACCCAAGCCTTGGCACGGCCAATGACAACCACGCCCTGCTCAAAGGTCTTGGTGCTGGTTGCGGTGATGTCGGTCTGGCCGTCATAGTTCACGGCATCGCCGTCCAGCAGACCACGCATGGCAATGCGGGCGTAGCCGGTGCCGTTCTGAGAGGCAAACACCTCACGGATGTCGGGGTTGCCTACCAGGACACGGGACTTGCGGATTTCGTTCAGGCGCTCACGGGGTACACGGTCCACCAGATACTTGAACGCCTGGGGATTAAAGCTCTTAGCGTCAAACTTAGTGTTAGGCATAATTCAAAACTTCCTTTCTGAAATTAGTTTTTACGGCTTTTGCCGTTTTTGGTTTTGCCCTCCGTTGCGGGCTGCTCCTCAGCAGCGGGCTCCTGGGGCTGTTCGGGAGTGGTGCTGGCGGCAGCGGCTCCATCCTCACCAGAGGCGGGCTCACCATCGGCAGCGGGCTCTCCGCCGGTCTGCTCCTCATCAGTTTCACCGGCGGGCGTGATCTGTACCAGACGGGCAATGACCTCCTGTGTGACAGCCTCAGCCATCTCATCCACAGAGGGGACATGCTCCGCCATGTACTGCACAACGGCCTCCTGGGTGCGGGGCAGCTCCTTGACGGGGGTGCCGGTCAGCTTAGAGGCCAGATTTCGCAAAGCCTCCTCAAAGGACACCGTGCGAGGAGTGGTCACATTTCTCATGCAATTTCACCTCTCAATCAAGTTTTGCATCGGGATTGGCGGCCAGATACTCAGTCAGCTCAGAGTAGGACATCTCAGAGGGTTTCTTGTCCGCTCCGGGCTTGCCGCCCTTGTCCCCGCCCTCACCGGGTTTCCAGCCGTCATATTTGGCCGCCGCACCAAACATAAAGTCAGTAGCAGCGTCCTTTTTCAGAGCCTCCACCTTGGCCGCAAGGGTGGTGGTTTCACCGCCAACCTTAGAGGTGACCTTGCCATCCACAATGCTGGCATCCTTGAGGAAATCGGCCAACACAGCCTTGACAGCGGTGTTGTTTTTGGACCCGGCAGCGGTGAGCTCTGCGTCCACTGCGGCCATCAACTTGACCGTGGCCAGCTCCTTGTCATGGGCGGCCTTGTCCGCCTTGTTCTGGGCGGTCAAATCCTCAATCTGCTTTTTCAGATCAGCGTTGTCACCGGCGGACTTTTTCAGCTCCTCAAGCTGCGTGTCACGGGTTTTGACATCCGCACGCAACTGGGTTGCCTCAGTTTCCAGCTCTGTGACCTTGGCGGCCTTGGCGTTGAAGTCTGCACGGGCCACAAAGCCCTTGCCAATCTCCTGTGCCACCGCCGTGTCAATTTCGGGAGTGTAGGCTGCTCCCAAGATGTTTTTCAGCCATTCAAGTGCCATTTCGTTTTACCTCCTTGTATTCTGCTGTCCTTGTTAATCCGGCCAGTCCCGGTATTGCAGTGCCCATCTTGTAGTCCGCCGGGCAAGCGGTATTTTTGGGTATGAAAAAGGCACCGTGCATTTTCAGCACGATGCCTTTAACATCATATTGGGGCGGCTACATGAAAACCTTTTTGTAGCACGCCGTGAGATCAGCAATGACCTCATTGGCCTCATAGTCGGCCAGGACATCATCAAGCACCCCGTTGGTGTAGTCCTCATAGTACAGGTCAAGCTCATCCTTGAGCTCATCCGTCAGCAGATCACGATCAACGCACCACTTGATGAGAGGCAAGATGACATTGAGCCTTTCGGCCTCCTGGAGCTGCGCCTCATCAAACTCCGGGAGCCACAGACTTGCCGCAGCCGCCCCGGTTTTGGGCTTATCCAAACGCATACGGCTGAGGAAAATGTCCTCCATATCTTTGTATTTGATTTTGTAGGTCATTTTTTCCGCCTCCTGTATTTCCAGACAGCGCCCTCAACCTTTTTGTTGGAAACAACATTGATTGTCACATCCGGGTGTAGCGCCTGGAATTGCTCCATAACACCCTTGCAACTGTCACACATGCCTCTTTCAGAGAGCATGGTGATGGTCTTAAAGGGTTTTGTTTCGTATAGATCAGCAAAATACTCAAACAGCTTTGCCTCTGTATCATGCCAAGTACCAGATCGCATGACACCATCTTTTCCGGGCACATCAATGTAGGAAAATCTGCGCTTGTCTTTAAGCAAAGCCAGCGTGCTGGTGCCATTGTAGCCCTTGGCATTTTCAGACAGCATACTGTGAGCAAAATACATTTGCTGGGGGTCCCCATCCAAATATGCGCCCGCAATATTGCCGCTGTATTTGTATTTGCTGGTAAACTGGTTTCTCTTTTCAGAAATAACCGCATCATCCAACTGCAAAATATCCGTGCGGGATATGTCACCCGCATCCACCTTGTAGCTGTTCAAGGTCCTATACTGGGCCTTGGCAATGGCCCACTTTTCGGGGTTTTGTTTGAGCTGCTTAAAATCCTCAAAACGCTTAGGAGCCATATCTCCCAAAACTGATTTATAGCGCTCAAACTGTTCCTTGTCTGGGTCATTTGTTTCATTATAGCGCATCTTTCGGGTCTTTTCAACTATGCCTTTTCCATAGGTGGCCTCCTGTTGAGCTTTCCACTCATCATAGGTCATAGAATAGGGCACCTTGTAGCTCTCACCCGTAACCGCATCATAGACAAGGCGCTCACCAATTTTGGCAACATCCTCATCATACGGGGCCGTGCAGCATCGACACCAGGGGTGAAACGGGTTGGCCGTCACTCCCACCTGGTAGTCAGACATTTTGAACACCTTGCCATCCATTGCACCGCAAAGACTGCACACATCCACATCCATGGCACACACAACCGTGTAACGCTCCACGCCCAGTGCGTTGTAGCTGTCTTTTTGCCCTGCGCTTGCAAAGGCTGAGGCCTCCGTCATCACCAGACGGCCCGCTTTCTGCCGGGACACATCAAACTGCTTGGAGATGGCCGTGATGGCATCGTCCGGGGCATCACCCCGTATAATCATCTGGGTCAAGTGCGTATTGACGCTGTTGACCAGGTTTTGCTTATTGGCCCAGCAACGGTCCCGGAAAGTCTGATTGTCAGCCGTCCAAGGGCGGGAAAGCACTTTGCTGATAACATCATCACTGAGAGCACTGATTGGCCACCCAACACCAAGGCCACGCTGGACCTCAAAAGCGGTGTGGTAATAGCTGCCCTCATACATCTGCCGGGCAACCGCATCAATGCTGTCCAGTTGGTTGGAATATAACACCTCAGCCTGTTGCTGGATTTGCAACTTTAATGCCTCCAGACGGGAAATGTGCACCCGTGCGCTGGCATTTTGCAGCTCTTTCATCCAGCGCCCGTCAAGGGCGTTTTCCTGGCCATGTTTGATGTATTCCCACACAGACCATTGAAACTCCTGCAACTCATCAGAATTGAGGAGCCGCTTGGCCTCAGCCAGCGTGATCTCATTGTTGACAGCAAAGCGCCGATACCACACGGTGATCTGCTTTTCAATCTCAGCTTGTGCACGGGCAAATTGGGCATCCAGGTTTTGCACATAGGAGTAGGACTGGTCAAGCAGCGCCTCCTCCATGTTTTTCATACGCTGGGCCCAATACTGTGCATTATTCTGTCTTGCCATCGGTGCCACCGTCCTTTACAGGCGGCTCCTGGCCAGCAGCGCCGGGCTTGGTCCTGTTGGCCTCAAAGGCGGCACGGTACGGGTCAGCGGCGGCCTCCTCTTTCTCCGCCTTGATACGCTTGAGCTCCTGCTCCGGGTCACTCACCCAGGGGTGCATTTTGACAATAGTTTCATCAGAGAGGATGCCCACAGAGTTTTTGCAGTTGTTGATGGCCTCCGTTTCATTGATGAGCACATCACGGTCAAAGATCACCGTGACCTCAGCACCCTCAAAGGAGCCGCCGCCGGTGTTGGCCAGATGCTTGTTGACAAACCAAAGCAGCTCCTCCATGGAGGCTTGAAACTCTGTTTCAATACCGTTGGCATCCAGGTCAATGTCAGAGTACATGCTCTGTATATTCATCTGGTTGGGGTTGCCGCTCATGCGGTCATCTTTGGCATCATAGCCTCTGGCGTTCTCAATGATGGCGTCCTTGAGCAGAGAGAGCAGCACCTTGTAGTTTTCGGCGTTGACCTCAATTTGCAGGGTTTCCACGCCACCCTCAGAGCCCTCATAGGAGCGCACCTTGATGGAGCCATACTCCATGATGTTCCGGCGGAAAGTGCCAAGGTCCTCTCCGTCATAGTTCTTGATGACCAGGATGGTGCTGTGGATGTCCTCCTCCATCTGATTGGCGAAGTTGGAAAGCACATCATTATAGGCATCCTGCAAGCATTTCACTCTGGAGAGCAACGGGATTTCATGGTGGGAGCTCTTAAAGCACACCAGAGGGATGCGCTCCCAGTTGTATGTGGTGACCTGCTGGGTGGCAGGGTCCACTTTTGTGATGTAATCCCCAGAGGCGGCCTGGGGGTCCGGCTCCAGCGTGCCGTCATCCTTGCGGATGAAACAGTCAACGCCGCCGCCGTGCATGACCTCAACCTTGACCACATCCTTGGCCTGTTCATGCTCATCATACTCCAGCACCATGTAGACATGCACAGCAGCATCCAGGATGGTGTGGTCAGCATCAGCCCAGAAAGCAAGCACCTCATCAGCGGGGAAACGCTTGAAAGACAGCACGCCGCTCTCATAGTAGGGATAGACCCAGCTTTTGCCGCCAATCCATGCACCCTCACCAACATTCCGCATCAAACGGCGAAAACGGGGGCCAAGAACGGTCCCCAGAGTTTCAGCATATTTGGTGTTTTCAGTGTCAAAGGAAAACGGACGGCCAAAGGAGTAGTTGGTTTTCTGGTCCACCATCTTGGAATACAGATTGTTGACCAGTCGATTGTTGGGCAGATGCTTGAGCTCCTTGGGCTTGCCGTCATCGTCCAACGCCATGCGCTTGCGCCCCAGAACAGCGTGGCCGCCGTCATAGTACATCTCACCGGCAATCTGCTTTGCACGCTCTGGGCTTTTCAACCATGCGGTGATCTCCAGCTCCAGAAAGCGCTTGTCAGTCATGCCCTGTGTGAAATTGGTGGCGGTACGCTGGGCGCAGTCATTTCTCAAATTCAGCACAACCATGCTTTTCTCACCTCACAGACATTTTGCCGCTGTCCAGGCGGCGTATAGTTTGGGACCTTGTATGGCCACCCAGTCCACCATCTCCTCATTGGTGGCCCAGGAGCCGTCAAGGTTGAGGGAGTTGATGCTCAAGCCGCTCTCATAGAGAAAAGCGTGCGTGATCTCATGGCGCATACACTTGCGCTTGTAGGCCTCCAGATCAGCCATGGTCATGGGCTCCTTGCGTTCTGCTGCTGTGTAGTCTTTCACCACAATGGTCTTGGTGGAAAAATCACAGTAGCCGTCACAGTGCGCCAGGTTGGTGTCTTTGGCCTTTTTGCGATATTCAAGGGTGTAGGGTACACCCAACACGGAAATCCTCATCAGCGCCACCTCACTTGAAACTGAACAGGGCCGGGGCAAAGACTTTGTGCACGAAGTAGCGCACATCATCCATGCTGTGGTCATTTTCTTTGATGGGGCGGTCCATGGTGGCCTTTTCATCCCATCGGTACATGCCAAACTCCCGGATGCAGTCAGTGCAGTTGGAGCAGATGAAAATATCACCGCTCTGGAGCCGTGTGGCCACATTGCGGATGCCGTCAATGACAGCGTTGGAGGCTTTCTCCACCCTATACCGTCCGTGGCGGCGGATGACCTCAATAAAAGATGCCGCTGAGGGGTCAACGATGACCGCAGTGATGTGCAGATCACCGGCCAGCTTTTCCAGCTCAGTGTAGTGCTCCTCATCGGTGCGCTGCCGCCCCTCTTTGCGGCTGTCAAAGTAATACTCCCGCATCCTGTACCACCGGCCATTGGCCCGGCCCCACAGCCCAATGCTGGTGGGGTTGATGGTGCCATAGTCACAGGAGATGTAATAGCGATCATAGGGCCGGGGCTCTTGCGGCACCACATGATAGTCTTTGTTGAACATGGTGTAAATCAGCCCCTCCGCTACCACCCACAGGCCACGGATAAAGCGGTCATAAAACACGCCGGAGTAAAGGCTCTCATACCTTGCCTTGACGGCTTGGGAGAGGCTGAGGTTGTCATCCATGGTGAAATGGAGGTGCAGCATGTTACGCTTTTTTGCCTCCAAAATCCATGTGATGTAAAACCAGTGGCTTGGGCCCTCCGGGTTGCAGTTAAACCACAACTTGGAGCCCTCCACAGAGCAACGGGCACAGGCCTGCTCCACAAAGGAGCGGGGCATCAAGGCCACCTCATCCAGCAGGATGCCCGCCAGAGTGATGCCCTGGATAAGTGAGGCGCTGCTCTCATCTTTGCCGCCGAAAAGGTAAAAGTTGTTGATTTTCCCGGCGGCCTTGACTGTGATCTTGTTCTCAGAGCGGTGCTCCTTAAACGAAAACACCCCACCCAGCCAGGTGGGGAGGTTAGAGGTCACATTGCGGCGCAAGCTCTCAATGGTCTTGCCGCAGATTGCGAAGTTTTGACCCTCAAAGTTGGCCATGGCCCACATGATAAAGCCCACGGTCATGGCCACAGTCTTGCCGGAACGGATGGAGCCGTCACAGATGATGCCGTCATAGCCCCTAAAGCCCGGCCTATTCCACCAGGTCATTGCCAAATTTTGCCGGGGGCTCAATCTCTGGTATCTCACTTGTGTCCAGCTCCTCTCTGGTGCTCTGGTCGATGACCTCAAAGATGTTGTTTTCCTCTGGGTCAGCAGTTGCACCGTGATTTTCAAACATGCCAAGGTGCTTGCCAAGCATCTCCAAGGCTCTGAGCTTGTCATACTGCTTGACCTCAGTGCCATATTGGCCCTCTTTGATGCAAGCAATGGCCTTTTTCTGCTCTGTGCTCAATTCGCTTGTGGGTATAATTCGCACAAGTCCGTTGCGGTTGACTGTGGCATAATCAGCACCGTTGGCAAAGGCGATGGCGGCCAGCTCTGCAAGCACCATGTCCTGTGTGATCTCCACCCGTTTTTGGCGCTTTTTGATGGCCTCCTGGATAGCAGCAGAAACACAAGTTTTCCCAAGTAATTCTGGGCCAATGCGGTCCGCCGTTTTTTCACTATATCCGGCACGCTTGGCGGCTGCTGTGGCATTGAGGTCCACAAGGTACTCCTGCACAAAACGCTTTTGCTTTTCAGTTAATTTGGCCACACTCACCACCCCATAACATAGTAAAAGCCGCCCCCAAAGGGCAGCTTTGCAGAAATCTTGATAAAAAACAGCGGCAAGGGTCTGGTTTTTGATCTCTCCATCACCTTGCCGCCGTCAACCAAGGAGGTGTTGCTCATCTTGAGGCATACACCCGCAATATCAATTTTACCATGTATGTTGCAACCGTTGCAACATTTGTAACAGCTTATTGCTGTTTCAAATATCTGTAACACAGCATCCGCACATTGCCCTCATTATTGCCGCCGCCAATATGTGCAGCCACTTGGTCCCAGGTCAAGCCATTCACAAAACGGTATGTGAATATCTGCCGGAGGAGGCTGTCATCAATGTCCATTATGTAACGCTCCAAACGGTTGCGCTCATAGGTGCATTGCTGGATTTTGGCCTCAATGATGCCTTTGAGGTCTGCGATCTCAGCGGCATAGCGTCCCACTTTGTCAGATACTCCGGGACTGCGGGGCATGCCGGTGAGGTTGGGAGAGATGGAAACGGCCTCAGCCTCAAGCTCATGGAGCCGCCTTTTGTCCATTTCAATCTCCCGGTTGAGATAGTATAGCTGGGACAATTCTTTTAGGGTCACTGGCCATCCTCCTCTCCACGCCAAACGGGCTTGCAGTTACCGGCTCCAAAGGCACACTTGACAGTGCACACCTTGCAGGGGTCACCTCCTGCCATCACAAAGTGCAGATCAGCAATGGCCTGTTGGAGCTTGGCATTGTTCTCCTGGGCCACAGCTTTGGCACAGTCCACCTCCTGCTTGGCCTTGTCTGCGTAGGCATAAACCTCTGCAATCTTGGCCTCATACGCCTCAGCGTCCACGGACTGCTCACGCAGCCGGTCCATGATCTGCTTGTCAGCCTCATGCTGGATGGTCAGCCGGGCATTTTCCCGGATAAGTTCGTCAATGTAGATCTGGTCACCGTTCAACATGACCGTGGGTGTGTTGCTCATGCAATCTCCTCCTTGATTTTCTTAATTCTTGCTTTCAAAGCCCGCATGACAGCCTCATGGGTGTCCGCACGGTCCCGGATGGTTGCCATGACATCCTCATCCTGGCAGCCCTGCACAATGAGATAGTGGATGAAAACCTTGTCATAGGGTGAGCCCTGCCTCCACAGACGGCAGTTGCCCTGGTCATTCAGCTCAAAGGACCAGTTGAGGCCATACCACACAACATGGTGGCCACCGGCTTGGAGGTTGAGGCCATAGGCGCAGCTTGCAGGATGGACAAGCAGCACATCAACCTCTCCGGCGTTCCAAGCATCGGCATCCTGTGCGTTCTTATACACCCGCACACGCAGCTTGTCCTTGCGGCCTTTGTTGTACTTCTCCAGCCGCTCAATGATGCGGTCACGGTCATGCTGGTAGCCGTAAAAGGTCAAGGCTGGCTCACCATCCAGACGCTCCAGCAGCTCCATGTAGGCATCCAGCTTGCAGTCATGGACGGGGACCACCTGGCCCTCCGTGCCGTAGACAGCCCCGTTGCAATACTGCAACAGCTTGCCCACCAGGACACCGGCGGTGCTGGCGGTCACCACATCCTCATCCAGCTCCAGCAGCAGGTCACGCTCAAACTGCTTGTAGTCCCGCAGGGCCTTGGGGTCAAGGGCCACAGGTATCTCATGCTGGATGTTTTCCGGCAGTTGGAGGTAGTCCTCAGCTTTCATGGATATGCAGATGTCAGCGATGGCCGCCAGCACGGCGCTCTCTGCACCGTCTTTGGCCTTATAGCTGAAAATCTGGGTGCGGCTGCGTTGATCTGGGTCAAAGTATCGCTCACGGTAGGCCCCCAGAGTTTGCCCCAGACGCTCTCCGCCGTCCAGGAGGTACACCTGCGCCCACAGGTCAATCAAGCC